TTGATTACCTAGCAAGTCAATTACTGCTGGTTCTGCACGAGTTGGTAAAGCTTCGATGTAAAGAAAACCGTAGTCTTCATTCATCATCTTAGAATCAAACATACCCCACATTAAACCGTCCATAGCCAAATTTTGGTATGGAGATAATTCTACAACTTTGAAAGTATCAGTAGCTGGAGTATTATTAAACAAATTAGTTTGTTGTGGAGCTAAACCTTTGTCAATTGTACCTTTAATAGTTTTAGCAAATTGAGCAGTAGTTGAACCCTTTCGACACACTAAAGTATCTAAATCAGAAACTAATGGATTTCCACGTCCATCTTTCTTATCTGATTGTAATCTACGAGCAGCTAATAGAGATGAGTAAGTGAATTGAGGTGAACTTGTAGCACCGTCAACAATAACATTTGACCAAGCTGTGCCACCATCTTCACGTGGATGAACCTGTGACCAATATTCAACAGCGTCAGCACCAACAGTAGAAACTGGTGTAGAAGTACCTACTGAATTAATTGGAGTCCATGTGAAAGATGTTGTGAATCCTTGAGCTAAAAGAGATTGAGCTAAATAATTTTTAGCGTGCTCGATAGCGTTCTTTCCTTCTAAAACTTTTGATTTAACAGAGCCTTTAATTTTTTTAGCTGCTGATTCGAATAAAAAGAAATTCGTTTGGAAAGTCAAACGTACTTTTTTAGTAAAGTGCATTTGAACGTAATTTTTTGAATATCCTTGAATTGGGGCATCAGAAGCACCGATACCACCGTCTGGGATTATTTGAGCCATACCAAGTCCAGTAACACCAACATCAGTATAAGTTCTTTCATTGTTATCAACTTTATACATGAAGTCCAAGTATTCTGCTCGGACAGTAGGTGAAGTCTTTGGAGCAATGTGTTTTAAAACATTGTTTACTATGACCGCATAATCATTTATTGTTCCAACCATATTTTTATATTATTAAATGAATTATAAAGTCAAAAATCTTCCGATAATAAGTTTATCTGAAGCTTCTCCGTACGGTTCGACTTGCTGTACGATTCCAGTACCAGAAGTTGTACCAGTATTATTTACTTCTGTCGCATCAGTTAAAACCATTGCTTGCCCATTATGAGTAGCATCGGAGTTGTTTGTTACAGCGAAGATAAATGTATCTTCGTCTGAAGGCTTTATCACTTGAACACGAGTTAATGCGTCTGCGACTGAAATTGTTTGATTACAAACACCTAACAAATCAGCTACAACAGTTCCACTGTCAGCGTCAACAGCAAGACCTGCTGTTTGAGCTAGGATATTTCCTAATGTCATCACAGTTCCTGTTGCTTTGTTTTCGTCACGCAATTCTCTTGTGTTTTTTATGGTAGCCTGTTTTACAGTTGCCATATTAATTATCTGTTAAAGGATTATTTAATCCGATAGAAGTTTAGTTGTGAGTAAATTCTTTGTGATATTCAATACTTACTTTACAACGATGTTGGTATGCCTCTTGTTTACTTTTAAAGTAGCCAAGATTTTTTTGTACACCATCTAATGTTATATAAGCTATCCAAGCTCTATGGATTTTATCCCAAGAGACTCCTTTAAAACCGGATATATTTCTAGACTGTTTAGGTCTATTCATCCTGTTCTGGGATTTGGTAGCCAATCTAATATTAGACCTCTGATTATTAAGTCCGTTCCCATCTTTGTGGTCAACTTCTAAACTATCTGGTGCATCCATTAATAATCTGTGCATCCTGATAGTTTTTTGATTACCATCTTTATTTAAGATTGAACGAGCTGCATAAAAAGTGTTTGTACCTCTTTTTGCATACCATTTATAATTGTTAAGTATCTCGTAATCGTCATTGTCAACTAAAGTATATTTACCTTTTGTCAGTTTAATCTTTTTCATAAGACTAATCTGATATCAACTCGACAGCTTTTTCTTCTGACATACCAGTCTTGATTAGCTCATCTAACGAACTACGCATTTCTGGGGAGTAATCAGTCTTAGCAACGGTTCCACCTGGGAATTGCATTGCATTGACCTTCTCCTGAACATTTGCACCTTTCAATACTCTTTCTTGAATAGTCTCCGATGGTTTAAACATATTTTCACGAGCAAGTTCTAGGACTGTCATTAAATCTTTGCCACCCTTGTTTTGCCAAGCGTAGTTTGAATCAACGAAGTCGAAAAATACTTCACGTGTATCACTATCTTTAAGTTCGGAATGTCTTCCAACAAAATTATCTAAGGTACTTTTAACATCTGCGGCAAGGCGTTCCTGTTGGACTATCTCTGCGATATCCTCTTTGGTCGCTCCACCCAGTTCCTTTAGGCGTTCTTTGTCAGCCTCTAAAGCATCATCTTTGTCTTTAACTTCTTCCGGTGTTTTTGGTTTGTCATCAACTTTTTGATTCAGTGGATTTACAAACCTATCAGCGCCATTAAGATTTTTCATTTGACCCTTCGCGGTCTTAATCTCGTCTGATAATTGTTGACGTTGTTCATCGGTTGTAGCAAGTTTTTTTCTTTTAACTAAATCTAAAAGCTCTATACGCTTCTCGAATGACTCATCAGATTCAAACTTACCTTTATTTGGGACACGAAATTCGTATTCCGCCGGTTTTTCTTCATCAACTGGAGGAGTGCTGGGGTCCTCTTGTTTAGGATCCACAGGTTTTTCAACTTTTGGATCTTCAACTTTTGGTTCCTCCGGTTTAATATCTTCAGGAGTATCCCCCGTTGGATCTTCAACCTTGGCTTTCTCTGTTGGAGCAAGCTCATTTCCAGCTTGGACAGATGCTATTGATTCTTCGAGAGTTTTGTCTAACTCTGATTCATCTTCAACATCTGATTTTTTGTCGACTATTGGGTCAACAACAACTTCAGCCACTGGGGCTTCAGTCTCTATTGTTTTTTTTATTTCCATATGTTTATCCGCTCGTATCGTGAACGGTACCGATGGTTAATTTAATTATAGGACTTTTAAAAACTAAAAGCAAACTATCTATCATCGTATTTTACAAATTTTTTCATTTTTTCTAATTTCTGTCTCAATGTATCCATATTTACAGAGCCCTCATCTAAAAATGAAATAGCATGCTTTTGAAAATCCCCATCCATAGAATCTTCAGAATCACCGACTAAATCAGAATATTTAATTGGAACAATCACCAAATAAACTTCCTTATCTACCTGTCTATAAAATAAAATATTGTCAGAAGGCTTAAAAACCTTGTTAAACACTAACAATAAATCCTTTCTAGTTACTGGTTCACCACAAGACCCTTCGAATCCTGGAGCAATTATTCCTTTGTTGAAATAATCACTAGCAGGGACCTCTTCTCCTGAAGTATTCCTTATAACTATTTTCTTTTTTTCAACCTTAGGTTTTACTTCTACCTTAGGTTTTACTTCTACCTTAGGTTTTACTTCTACCTTAGGTTTTACTTCTACCTTAGGTTTTACTTCTACCGCTGCTTTTGCTTCTGTTTGTAACTCCTCTGGAGTTTTTGTTGTATTTCCCATATAATTATCCGCTCGTATCGTGAACGGTGCCGATGGTTAATTAATAAATTATTTATTTAATTTAATATTTTTAAAACTCTTGTAAAATTTCTTTATAAAATTTTCTTGATTCGGTTTTATTTTAGACCTCACTTTATCTATATATTCCTTTGTTAATGTTGTAACAGGAACATCCTCATCTATCTTAGCAATACCCATAGCTTGTTCTATTAGAGCAAATTCAATTGGGTAAGGATGTTTATAATTCATAAGAATTTTTTCACCCTTTTTCATATCCTTATCCAACACACATTCCAACTGCCTTCCAACCTCAACAACATTAATCTTATCAGACTCAACGAAAGTAGCTTCTAAAGTATCTGAATTTATACCACCAATAAGCATTGAAGATAATTCCTCTGCACTAATTTCAAATTCATCACCAGACTTGGAAATAAATTTTAATAATTTTTTTTCCACAGCTTCCTCTGAATAACCTATTTGGACTGTGTAATTTTCTTTTTTTATTTGTTTTGGTTTCATATTATTATTTAGGTATATGTAAACTTCCCTTTCTTATGTTGTCCAAAAGATCAACCATCCCTCGAAGCATTGTTCCTTGAACTTCCAATGTAAGAGCATTAACAATAGTCTCCCATTCTGTTTTTCCAAGAATAGGTGTTTGAGACATACAATCCTTCATCAACTCAATAATAACCGGAGAGTGCTCACTAGCCGCTAAAGCCATTTTCTTTTGATCCATACTTTGTTTATTTTCTGTCATAATTATATTTATTATTGATTAGCTGCTCTACCAACCGAAGCATCAATTGAAGACATCATAGGTGATTGAGGTCGTGGAACTTCGTTTGGATTTTGAGGTTGCATTGGATTTGTACCATCTCCAGCCATTTGCTTTCCGATTGGAGGTGTTCCTCCCCCGCCACCAGCTCCACCAGCTTTCGCATTCATAGCTGTAGCTCTAGCTTCTTCTTCCATTCTTTTCTGCTCCATTTCTCTTTGAACTTCTGAAGGCTGTTTAGCCATAATAGCATCGTAATCAACTTTTGAAATGTAATCAAAAATATCTCCATTCTGAATATCAAGCATCTTTTCTAAAGCCATAAGTTGAGAAGAAGCAGCTTCTGGGTCCTGATTTCTCATTGAATAAATTAGAGTAAGCTGGTTAGTAATCACTGGGAATAAAGCCATAAATGTTTGCTTCTGAATTTCTATCGAAGGCAATAACATTGAATCAGGATCTATAATGAAATCGATATAGTCTGACATATGTCCAGAATCTTTCATCTCATCGAATAATCCCTTTGCTGAAATCTGACGTGTTGCAACATTTTCCATAACTTCTCCCTCTTGTGAGAAATCAAAGTTAAGTCGTAAATTCTTCGAAGCTGCTGCAACCATACCAGTAGATATACCATCATCATTTAATACATCTTGCGATTCAATAAAGTAATCAGGATTCTGTTTAGTAAATTCAGCAAGCTGATCTTCAGAATCAATCATAAATATTTTGTCCACTGGATAAATTTGTCTCATCCAAGTATTAGCTATATGAGCGTCTGTTTCCAATCCCATAACCATTGAATTTTTAGGTGGGGTTAATCTGTTATAAGCAGCTTCCTTCATAATAACAGTAGAACCAAGAGTAGTTTCGGTATCAGCACCAGCAACAATATTATTAATTCCCGTATTTACTTCAATATTTTGTTTCTGTTTATCAGCAAATCCAACTCCAGCATCTATATTACCAGAGGTTTTAATAACATCAATATCAGAACCAGGATGTTTAGGATTAACAATATTTGGTCCCCTTTTATATGTATTAGATCCATTCTGAACCTGGGCACCGAAAAGTAACGGAAATATTTCTGCTTCTACTTGTTGCGCGTTAAGAGAATTAATATAAGTATATAAAGCAGTGTTTCCTCTCATCATTTCGTACAATCCAATACCATGAGGATCATTCATATTTTTTTGGAAACAACGCGCTACAACAACAGACCCGTGAGATCCATCATTAGGAAGCTCTCCATCATAAATAACCATTTGTCCACAGACTACAACATATCTATTCGATAAAACATTCTCGTAATAACCAATTGTGACGCTGGTATGGACCTTCTCATTATTTTCGTCCTTAGCTTCTTCTGTTACTGAAATGTATTGTAATTTCTTTTTATTCTTTTTAGCCTCTGGATATTTATCAAAAAACTCATCCTTAGGCATGTCCTTCTCATAGTAAACTTCAGTCTGTGACCAAACATCGCCGTTGTTAAAACCAACTCCCAACCAAGTACGAGTACACTCAAGTGGCTCCCTATATACATCATCAAATAATATTTTAGCTACGCCATTTCTTTTTGTTTGGACTCGTCTGGGATATACTCTCCAAGCCGCCCATCCATAGGTAAAAATATTCTGATAAGTTATCATTAAAGTATTTTCACCATTACCACCAGTCATAGACCAGTTACGTTTCCATAACTCGTACATTGCTTTTCCGTATACTTTATCATCACAAACAACTTTAGCGTCAGGAAGCTTCCCAGCAAGAACCGAAGTAGCAATCATAATTTTTGAAAAAGCAATTGGTTCCTGGGACACTGGAACTCCAGATCTATTTTGATCACGATCTGTTAATTTTTGTGGGTACACCGAAATGTCGTAAGCACCACTAGCCATCTTGTTATAAAACACCATTGATCCCCATCCAGATTTTTCGTACAATTTCTGACCATAAGAAACAGCAGTGTTCATTATATTCTGACTAATTTCCGCAGCAAGAGCATCGAACTGAACTCGATACTGGGATTTTTTCATCTCTTTCTTTTTATCCTCCACAAATTCAATAACTGCTTTGTCTCCCTTACTTTTTGCTTTTTTATCTATTTCCATATATTTTTTAAAATAAAATTGTTATATCACAATTATATACTCTTT